TTGACGCTACCACTGCGGGTTCGTTTACGTTCATTATTGAATACGTTCAAATAGCGTAATAGGAGAGCGTAATGGCTGATGCTGTAGCTACACAAACGCTTTTTGATGGCTCAAAAAAGGTCATTCAAAAGTTTACTAACATCTCAGATGGTACTGGTGAGTCTGCGGTAAAAAAGGTCGATGTTTCAGCGTTGGCCTCTAACTCTGACGGCACAGCCTGCACTGGAGTAGTGATAGAGCGCATCTGGTGGCAGTGTATTGGAATGAAAGTGCAAATCCTATGGGATGCAACTACTGACATTCTGTGTATTGAGCTAGGTGAAAACCAAAGCGGCAATCATGACTACACCACCTTTGGGGGCCTGACTAACAATTCGGGTTCTGGGAAGACCGGTGACATTATGTTTACCACTGTGGGACATACTAGCGCCGACACGTACACTATTATTCTTGAGATGCGTAAAGAGTACTAATCGTCATGGGTGATAAACCGATCAGGCGCACAAAAAAGAATTACCGCCCCACTAAGTCTGGGGCGGGAATGACCAAGGCTGGAGTTGCGGCTCACCGAAGAGCCAACCCTGGTTCTAAGTTAAAGACTGCGGTTACCGGCAAGGTTAAGAAGGGCAGTAAGGACGCGAAGAGGCGAAAGTCTTATTGCGCTCGTTCTGCGGGACAGATGAAGAAGTTTCCGAAGGCTGCAAAGGATCCAAACAGCAGGCTTCGTCAAGCAAGGAAGCGTTGGAAATGTTAGGTAAGCAGTTCATAGTTATCGTGGCTACTGCTTTTATTGGCGGGGTTGGCGCGGTTACCTATAGCTGGGCAAGTTGGGCAACTAATACTTTAATTTCTGTAGATAAAAAAACGGAAGTTATTGCATCAGAGATATCGTACATAAAGTTGTACATGGAGCGTGATTATGGCTATGTCCCGAGGGCAGATGAAACAGCAAGTGTCAAATCCACCCAGTAAGGCGCCTAAAGGGCTCGTTTACTATAAGAAGGGTGGAAAGGTTTCTGCTAAATCAAAAGGCAGTAAGATATGTCCTGCGGGAAAAGCGTGGGCCCAGCGCACATTTGATACATATCCCTCTGCTTATGCGAACATGGCCGCTTCTAAATACTGTAAAGACCCAAACTATGCAAAAGGCGCAAAGGGCAAGAAGAAGAAGAGAGCGTAATGGGTGAGCTAAAGAAATGGCGTGATCAGAAGTGGGTAAGGATAGGAACCGATGGCAAGATTAAAGGTGAGTGCGGTACTTCAAAAGACAAGAAGAACCCTGACCGATGTCTTCCAGCGGCTAAAGCACGTTCTCTTTCTAAAAAAGATAGAGCTGCGACTGCAAAGAAAAAAAAGTCGGCTGGCAGAAAAGGAAAAACTGTTGTCAGCAACACCAAAAAAGCCAAGGTCAAAGGATACCGACTCGGCGGAGAAGTCAACGGAGCAAAAAGGCCGTACCAAGGCAAAAGCAAAAAAGGCGAAGCGGTCGCGAAAGGCTGCGGAGCGGTAATGGCCGACAGGCGCAAAAGCACCAAGGGCGTGGTGCGTCAGTTTTAAAGGAGTACGGATATGAAAAAACCTACAGATGACCAAGCCGGTTTGAAAAAACTGCCTACAGCGGTTCGTAACAAAATGGGCTACATGAAAAACGGTGGCAAGGTCAAAGCCAAGGGTATGGCAATGGGCGGCAAGGTAAAGTCCAAAGGTTACGCTATGGGTGGCCGAGTTAAGTCTAAGGGCATGGCAATGGGCGGCAAGGTAAAGTCCAAAGGCATGGCAATGGGCGGTAAGGTTCAGGGCTTTAGACATGGCGGCGCAGTGATGGTTAAGACCAACCAGAAACCACATATGAGTTAAGGCCATGACAGTATCAGGATCCAGGGACTTCAACCTCGATGTCGGTGAGGTCATCGAAGAAGCATATGAACGCTGCGGGATTGAAGTTCGCACTGGGTATGATGCTCGTACCGCTCGTAGATCGTTAAACCTTATGTTCGCTGATTGGGCGAACAGGGGCATTAACATGTGGACGGTAAAATCGGAAACGGTAACTTTAACGCAAGGGACTAGCGCAGTAACGTTGGCCGCGGACGTTGTTGATGTCCTAGAGATTGTGTTGCGCCGCGATGGAACGGACTTTGAGATTACAAGAATTAGTCGTGGAGAGTACGTCACTCTTCCCGACAAGACTACTCAGGGTCGGCCTAGCCAGTTTTATTTTGATCGTCAGATTACGCCTATCTTAAATCTTTGGGCAACACCTGAAAACTCTACAGATCAACTGGTTTATCATTATGTTCGCCGCATTGATGATGCAGATACGCTGGTTAATACAACGGACATGCCGTTTAGGTTTTATCCTTGTATGGTAGCTGGCTTGGCGTATTACATTGCAATGAAGAGAACGCCAGATCGTATTCAAATGCTAAAGACTGTCTATGAGGAAGAGTTCCAACGAGCGTCTGATGAGGATGAAGATCGAGTTCCGTTAAAGTTACAGCCTAGCTTCCAATACTTGAGGGTCTAGTATGCCATACGCCTCTGACAAAAACGCTTATGGAATATCGGATCGATCCGGATTTCGGTATCGGTTAAAAGACATGCGTGTTGAGTGGACCGGAGCTAAGGTAGGTAAGGACGAGTTTGAAACAAAGCACCCACAACTCTTTCCTCCTAGGGTTGGACCAGATCCGCAAGCCTTGAAGAACCCGCGGCCTGAGTCAGATTTAGACGCACAAAGAAATATTCAATACGGCTTTAACCCTGTTGGTGGCGGGGATGGAGTTTTAACTCCTAATAATCTTATTGCAGAAGGTTCTGTTGGAAAGGTCACGGTAACAACATGAGCTTCACATACTCCACACTCAAGACAGCAATTCAAGAATATACCGATAACGATGAAGCAGCGTTCATTCGTAATCTACCTTTGTTTATAAGAATGACAGAAGAACGCATTTTAAAAAACGTTCAACTTTCAGTGTTTCAACGAAATGCCTCTGGAACGTTAACCTCGGGCAACCAGTTTTTAACAACGCCTTCTGATTTTATTGCGCCGTTTTCTCTTAGTACCATCGTTAGCAGCAACAAGGTATTTTTGCTGTTTAAAGATTTAGACTTTGTGCAGACATATACTCCTGACCCTACTACTACAGGTGTTCCTATTTATTACGCGCAATTTGATGCGGACAACTTTATCGTGGGGCCAACGCCAAACAGTAGTTATGCTGTAGAACTTGCATACTTTTATAGACCTGCCAGTTTAACCGTGAGTACGTTTACATTAACTATGACGAGTGTGTCAGGAACCTTTACAACCTCTGACACAATTACGGGTTCAAGCAGCGGTCAATCCTCAGAGGTTACTGCGGTTCCCTCTTCTACGACAATTACGGTGAAAATACCCAGTGGATCTTTTACGGTTGGTGAGACTTTAACGGGTTCAAGTAGCGGCGCCACTGGTGTTTTATCTGTTATTGGAGAGGATGCCACTACCTCTTGGCTAAGTGACGATGGTCGTATGACTTTGTTGTACGGGTGTCTTTCCGAGGCATACACTTTTATGAAGGGGGACGCGAACCTCATGACCTTATACGAAGGCCGTTTTAGAGAAGGTTTGTCTAGACTTAAAAACCTGGGCGAAGGCCAAGAAATTGCAGATGAGTATCGTTATGGTCCGATCAGGAAAGCTAGAACATGAACAATATGTCTTTCGGAGAGTTTAAGGTTGACGTTCAAACCACTAATAATCGTGGAGCAACTCCTGAAGAAGTGGCGCATCGTTGCGTAGGTAAGATCGTTGCTTTCTCTGAGGACGCGCACCCTACGTTGCGGGACCAAGCAATTGCCTATCGAGACAGCATTGAGAAGCTGTTGGTCATCTATATGAAACAGGCTATCCAAAGTGACCGTACTACGGTATATAATGCAATTAAAGAAGCGGGTCATCCTACGTTGGCCGAATATATAAGGAAAATGTAAATGGCATTCTCAGGAAACTTTTTGTGTACCTCGTTCAAAAAAGAACTGATGACGGCTACACACAATTTCACCGCAGCAAGTGATCAATTTAAGTTGGCGTTGTATACAAACAGCGCCAGTTTTAACGCAGCAACAACTGCTTACACCAGTAGTAACGAAGTTACGGGTACAAACTACACGGCTAAAGGCCAGTTTTTAACAAGCGTAACGCCAACCACTAGCGGCATAACGGCGCTTACAGACTTTGCTGACGAGGTGTTTTCCAACGTGACAATCTCTTCTGTAAGAGGTGCGTTGATTTACAATGAGGCTGCAACGAGTGATCCTTCTGTTTGTGTGCTAGACTTTGGAGCGGATAAAGGCGCAAGCTCTGGTGACTTTACGATTGTTTTTCCTACAGCGGACGCAAGTAACGCAATTATACGGATAGCATAACATGGCAGTTGTTCTTGGAAATCGTGCAAAAATGTCCACCAGTACCACGGGTACTGGAACG